TGCATATCCCCTAGACTAACCGAACGAATTTTCGCTTTCGTATCGGTTTAGTTAAGTGCGCTTAAATTTCATTAAGTATGGTGTATTTCTTTTCATTATTCTCTTGACTTAATACCATAATGCTTTATTGTTTCTTACTTCCATCCTTGTTTCAGCAAGGTTAATCGTCCCCCTCTGTGCATCTGAACCTGAGTATGTCTGCCCCCTATGGGCATATCCTATAATGTTTCCAGATACTCTCTCTGATGTAGCTGATTCTGGCTTTAATGAATCGGTAAGGTAAATGAAGTTAAAAAGATCCCTCGTTTGATGATGATTGGTATCACCAATGCCCAGCACCTCACCACTAAAATACCTAAGATAGATATCTTTAAAGATACCATCAGGGATAACATTTTCAGTGTAGGCCTCTTTGACCTTCTCACCAGTATAGTTATCAAAAAGTTCAATCGTCACCTTTCCTTTAATATAACCATCTTCTTTTTCCTTTTTCTCTTTATACACTTTGCCTGTTCTGTAGTCTTTATCATAACTAATGACTTCTCTTATGCCCAAAGCAATCACCTCTTTTCTATAAATCAATCCCTACGGATGAAGCATAGTTAATTCGAATCCCTCTAAACTTGCAGCTGTCTGTTAATTGATGTTTAAAAAATCTAAAGGCTAAGTACAGATAATCATTTGGCTGAAACAGCTGCTCATAATGTTCTTCTGTAACTGCTAGAAAATCTGCCCTTCTCATACCATTTTCAGAAAATGCGGCATCGTTAAAAATATCTACCTGCACCCACCCCATACTTATATTGTCAAACACAAACCATGAGCTGCCATCATAGCTGAGTGCATACTGTAAATCACTTAATCCAGTGGTGCTATCATCTATGACAATAGAACTAATCTTTTCTTGGAGTCTCCTACCTGTTTTCTCTACTGCAATTTTGGGTAAACTTTTTACCGCTTCAGTCAGTTTTAGTCTGAAGTTTTCCCGGTTACTTACTACCTCTTCATCATCTGTGTAAAAAAGGATTCTAGTATTTGAACCTATAAGACCTTCTGTATGTTCAGGAAGTTCCTCCATCCCAAAGCTAAGAATAAGCTCCTCTGTTAATAAATCTGATGTTATTTCTATAAGTTCTCCTGTCATTTCATCTTCCACCTCTAGGGGAATATATCCGTTTTCTTCACCACTCCATATTTTTATAGTGCCTCCGTCTTCTATTAAATACCGGCTCTCTGCTGTATGGATAATTAAGTTATCAATATATGCCCTATCATCGCCGTGGCTAACTGAGCCATCCTTAAAATACCTCCAGCGAAAAGTGTGCTCTCCCTTTTCTAGCTGTTTGGAAAACTTACTCCAACTATTGTTTGTTCCAGAAGCTCTTATTTCTCTATTCCCGTCAATATAAAATTCAAAAAAATCATATCCACTTTCAGAACTGACAAACCAATAAAACTCAATGTAATCAGTTACGATATTAAGATAGGCATTACTTTGCTGATTATGGGATATAACTCTGCTCCCATAAGAAAAACTCCCTTCATAGGCTCTTTGATTTGTCCTAATCCAGTCGCCTGTAAAGGGAAGTTTTAAAGTATCCACTTCAAATGTTTCTCTGTTTGCCATTTCATCACTCCATCTCTTCACTAATCATTTGAATGTCAAAGCTGACTAGTTCACGATATAGGTTTGAATCAGAAAAAGGTACAGTAAATAAAACTCCTCCACCTATTGCCTCCCCACTTTCTCCTATGGTTACAGGCTTTTTTTCCACCAACGTAATGAACCGATCTGTATACCATGTGCCATCTATAGCCTGATACTCACTAAACTGCTTAATCCAATTATCACAAATGAGGCCTAAATAAAACGCTTCGTCTGCAATTTGGCTAATCCCAGTAATACGCATATGAATGCTTAAACTATTCTCAACTGGCATTTTGATATTTTGAAGAGCTTCTTCTAAGCTTATCTCTTGGTTTAAATCAGAAGAAATATAGGGGACTTCCCTTATCTCCACAGCTTCACTTTGGTTCTCTCTAAATTTCTTTATATGGTTTAAATAAGCGAAGTATAAAATAAACTGCATCACTTCTGCCCGTGGTAAACTTGGACTGAGGCCACCTTCAAGGTGCCTTCCTTCTATCATGACCTGAAGGTTATTTCTATCTATTGAGAGATGTCCATTTGAAGTCTTAAGCTCTACGACAAAGGCATGTTGTCCTGCTGTGACCTGTGGCATGGGAATGGTGAGACTAATTACATTTTCACCCTTGGCTAGGTGTTGATTAGGCTGAAACTCATAATACCCTCCATCAAGTGAAAACCTCATATAAAGGGTTAAATCATCCGATGCACTAGCATGGATTAAAAGGTTACAAGTTAAGTTAGTATCAGCAAGAGCAGATATCCCTACAGCTATAGCTGCATAAAAAGATGTGGATGTAATCGTTAAAGCATCTGAATTTTTCTTTAGTATGACTGCATTTTGACTACCCTCAATTCGACTTTCTAGTCTTTGAACAAGATGGCTAAAATCCAACTGATTGACGATGGTATTAAGAGAGTTTCCCAGTTCTATTATTGTGTGAATAGGCTGAAGAAGATCCTTTACAATCTTTATAACCCTTAACTTTGCATGTATTCCTAACCTTTCATGCTCCACTTTTACGGTGTCGCCAAGCTCAAGTTTGATAAGCTTATGATAGGCTGAATATTCATCTGTTTTACTTAGTTCTAGAAAATCTACTTTCACATTGACAAAAGGATTGGAAATCTTCTTTATATATTCATTAGCTAGTTCCCTTAACTCATCTTGATCCTTTACACCAGAGAACTCCACTTTTCTAGTAACGGGATAGGGTAGTAAATTTATAACAGAGCTGTCGGCTTCAACATATCTTTCTGGAAGAATTAAATCGTTTTCTCCCATGGGATAAATTCTAGTAGCAAACTCCGAAGTGTCGATAATTGCTTTAAGACCCTTCAAGTTCTTTCCATACTTAACTGAAACTCCAGTTTCTCTTCCACGTTCTTCTACTACTTCTACAGAATAATTATCCCTTATCAGTTCTCCACCATAAATTTCAAGAAGTCTAAATACACCTTCTAAGGCATTAAAGTTTCTAAAGCGAACAGGGTATATATTTTTCTCCGGTGCTTTGAAGGAAAATATAGCTTGTGCTTCAGGAGGAATCATGCCTTCCAAGGCTTCTTTCATATTGGCATTGATAAGGTTTACGGCTTCTATAAAATAAAAAGCAAGGTCATAAGAAATATGCCTCGCCCAAACTTTGATTTTTCTAGTTGTTTCCTGTTCTCTCTCTACCTTATAAATTCTAAAAATCTGATTGTCTGCCTTTATAATATTAAATTCCATGAGGTATTTTGCTTTTTGCAGGTCTGCTGGATACTCTAAATAAAGGCTGTACTCCCCATTTAATTCTTCCGTAGTTTCCGCCTTTATACATTCGTTTAATATCCCTAGACCGTTATTTCCGAAGTTTTCCAATCCAACGTTACGCTTATCATAAACAATAATCACTACAACCACCTCCAGTTAGGCAAAATTTCAAGTTTATTAACATTGCCTGTGAACTGGATTTGATTCTGCCCTACCTTTAGTAATGGGAAAATACCTACCATTTTGTGATTTAAATTTTCAAATGCATCATTATAGCAGTCTTCTAGTGTTGAGTTTAAAATAATCTTTCCTCTTATATCTATTAACTTTATTTCATTGTCATTAATCTTGAGGGTTATATCCCCCTCCCCATAGACCTTTAGGATTGGTTCACTTTCAATACTGCCAGGGTTATTCATAAAAGTCGTAGGATTTGTTATTGTTACTTCTTGGTTATGGCTAGCATATTTAAAAGGTCTACAATTAAAAACTATTGGAAACCTTGAGGTATATTTAAAAGCTTGCGTAAAATCAATGGCATTTACCACTTGAGCAATGTATTTTTTATTCGGAGCAAAACTAAAAATTAAATCACTTTCTCCTGTATTAAAAAGCCAAGCTTTAATCTCATCCATCTGATTTATCAAATCACCTATTGATTTCAATCCACATTCTATTAAGAGAGTAATGTCCTCATAAGTCTTTTCATCGTACTGAACCCTTCCATGCCTTCCTGGGATATCCATATAATGTACTCTTCTTTTAGGAGAGGGAAGGTTAGGCCTTTTGGCAATAACTATCCCGTAATCTTCATAGCTGTTCTTTCCGCCAAATGTAAAACTAAGCATTAGCCTCTCCCCCTTCCAAGTGATACTCTTTGACGATAGAACTCCAGCTCATAGGCCAGTTGTTCAATATCTTTTTCAGTGTTGTTTACAAATTTATCTATATTAAGGGTAAGTCCTCCACCACGACCAGTGCTATCTCCCATAATTTGATTGGTCTGATAATCGTTATAAATTTTACTTCCACGGGGTAGCTCTACAAGCTCTGGTCCAAGCTCTCCTACCATGGTTAGTCCCCCTTGGAAGAAGGAAGTTCCTGCAAAGTTCTTTCTAAAAGGAGCGGTTACGGTGTTAACCACATTCTCTGTAATGTTTCTAATTCTGTTGGTGAAGGTGGCTTCTTTGTTTTCCACCCTTTGGTTATTCCATTCACGGATTCTACTTATACCACCTTGGATGGCATCTCTTACCCTTGAAAAGGCACCGGATACTTTACTGGCCATAGAGGAGAATTTACCCCCGGTTACGCTATCCATGGTGTTTAGTGCGGCTCCCCAAACGGACTTATAACCTTCAGTGTAGGTGGTAATAACCCCTCTAATTCCTCCACCGTTTTCTTCGATTCTTCCTTTGATGTTGCTCCAAGCTGAAGCTGTATTACTCTTTAAAAACTCCCATGTTTCATTGGTTCTGCCCTTTACATTGTCCCAGCTAGAGCTTATATTTTCTCTAATGTTCCCTAGCGTCTGTGAAGTGCTGTCTTTGATATTTCCCCACTTCTCTGAAATGCCCCCTCTAATGGATTCCCATCTTTCAGCTGTAGCGGTTTTGACATTGTCCCAGCCATCTCGTATGGATTCCCCCATGGAAGATAAAGTTTCGCTGGTACTTTCTTTGATACTAGTCCATCTTTCACTAATCCCTGTTTTTACATTCTCCCAGGCTTCAGCTGTACTTTCTTTGATAGAGTTCCACCGTTCAGCGATGGCATCTTTCAGTTCTCCTGCCTTCTCCTTAATGGTATCCCAGTTTTTATATAGAGCTACACCTACTGCAGTAATTCCAACAATGGCTGCAACAGCGATCCCAATAGGTCCTGTTAAGGCTGTAAAGGCTGCGGCTAATACGCCTTTTATTGCAACAAGTCCACCTGCAGCTGCAGAGGCCCCTCCTACTGCTGCGGTTTTCCCTGCAATAGCTAATGAAATCTTAGAGAATGCACCAATAATGGCTCCTGCTCCTGCTACAATCTTTCCTCCAATAATTAAAAGAGGGCCTACTGCTGCAGCTAGGGCAGCTACTTTTACAATGGTTTCTTGGGTAGCTGGACTAAGATTTGAAAACCACTCTACTGCTCTTTGAAGATTTTCAACTAAAGTCTTCAGATGAGGAACGAGGATTTCAAAGATCTCAATGGCTACTCCTTCAAGCTGGGATTTTAAAATTGTAAGTTGGCCCTGAAGATTGTCCTGCATAATATCTGCCATTTCACCGGCAGCACCACTATATTCCCTTGTAGCATCTGTAAGCTTTTTATAATCCTCATCGGTGGCATTAATCACTGCCAGCATTCCACTCATGGCTTCTTTTCCAAAGAGAGTGGCGGCATATTGGGCCTGTTGCTCTTGAGTAAGGTTTCCAAAGGAACCTCTAAGTTGGTCCATTACATCTTTAAAGGGAAGCATATTCCCTTGAGCGTCCGTAAGATTTAAACCTAATTCATCTATAATCTTAGCCGCTTCCGATGTAGGCTGAGTAAGCCTGGTAATTGCTCCCCTTAGTGTTGTACCGGCTTGAGATCCTTTGATTCCCGCATTGGCCATTAACCCCAGTGCAAGAGCAGCATCTTCAGCTGAATAACCTAAAGATCCAAAGAGTGGCGCTACATATTTAAAGGACTCCCCTAACATTCCTACATTGGTATTGGCATTACTGGATGCACTGGCAAGTAGGTCTGCAAAGTCCCCAGCATCTGAAGCCTGCATGCCAAAAGCTGTGAGGGCATCGGTGACTATGTCAGAAACGGATGCCAAACTTTCTCCACTGGCAGCTGCAAGCATCATGACACCATCTAGACCTTCCATCATTTGAGCCGTATCCCAACCTGCCATGGCCATATAGTTTAGAGCCTGAGCTGATTCACTGGCGCTGAACTTCGTGGAAGAACCCATTTCTTTTGCTTTATCACTAAGCTTCTCTAAATCCTCTCCTGTGGCGCCAGAGATGGCCTGAACTTTACTCATTTCAGCTTGAAAATCTGAACCGATCTTTACTGCTGCAGCTCCGATACCCACAATCGGTAGGGTGACTTTTTTGGTGAGGTCTTTTCCCACGCTCTCCATCTTTTTACCGATGTCCTGCATAGACTGGCCGATTGGCTCTAGACTTTTGCCAAGCTTATACCAACTAGAGGATTGGACTTCGATTTGTCGATTAACACTGGTTAGGTCCTGTTCCATCTGAACCAGTCTTGTTCTAGCTTGATTGAGCTTTATTTCTAAGTCCCCAGTAGCCTTAGCATCTTTCCCTTTAGTCTCTACTGACTTTTGATGGGCCTTTTCTAAAGCCTCTACCTTTTGTCTTTGGAGTTCTTTTTGTTTGGTTAAAGAGTCTGATTTAGTTCTTAATTTATCCAACTCACTACCGTGTTTCCCAAGTTCAGTACTTGCCAGTTTAAACTCCGACTGGACCTTTCTCATTTCTTGATTCAGTTTTCCAATGCCGTTTTGAAAGCCAGTAGAATCAAGACCTACCCTGACATTAAGTTGACCGATATCTGCCATATCCCTCACCTCCCCTTGGCATACAATTCAGAATCATAAGCAATAAAAAAACACCCATTTTAGGTGTTATAGAATCTCATCGATATAGGTTTGCTCAGTTATCATTTTTCTTTTTAGAAGCTTTAAATAATAGATCATATCCATCTCATCAATTTCATGAAGCTTCCAGCCTTTGTTTAAGAGAACCAGATAAAACTGATCAATAAACTCCTGGGGATCCATGCAGTTCCCCTCTATTCGTTTTTTTCATCACCTGCTGTAGCTTCTCCCATTTCCCCTACCACTTCATTAATACAATTCATCATGGTGGGTATCAGCTGTTTCGAAGGTAGCCCATCATAGACATCGTCAATGGTAAACTGATGAGAAAACAGCTCTACAATAAACCCTACCATTTGATCCAGTTCCTCCGGACTCATGTCGTTAAAGTTAATGCCCTTTGATACTTCAATGGTTCTTCTCACCATCCTTGCTGAAATAAAATCAGTGATAAAGGTTTTATCTTTCCCCTTTATCTTTAATGTGATCTGCATCTTTTAACCTCCCATCTATTCTTCTATTCCTTCACCATTTTCCTCTTCCAGTGCATCACCTGGTACTTTTTCAAACCAGCTATCAGCTCCTATAAACTCTGGTGTCCCTTCATCGGCAGTCCTCTTCCACTCTCCGTCATAGGCCCTTGGCATAAAAACAAATTTAAGCTGTGGTGTCTTATGCTCCACATTGTCTTTTTTGGTAGAGTAGTCTTCTGCCATGGGCTGGGCCACACCTTTTAATAGCCAAATGTATCTGTACTTCCCACTTGACTTTTGACTTCTAAAACCTAGGGCCACATGAGGTGGTTTGTCAGAGGCTTTTTCGATTAAAACCCCATCCTTCACTTCACTTCCTGTAAGCTCTGCCCTGGTCTTCAGCTGAAGGTCTGCAGTTTCGATTTCTACATCAATCTTTCCAAGAGCCGATACGGATTCCCATAGCTGATCATCTGCATAAAGTTCCTGAGTATTGACTGTTGGGTTAATGGTGGCGTTCATGGCACCTGCCAAAGGTTTAATCTCTCCATAAAGCACACCCTCATTTGTATCTTCTTCTAAAATAGCATAGTGTAAATCCTTAAGTCCTACTTGAGCCATTTACTTTTCCTCCCTTCGATAGCGCATCACTTTGTGATACACCTTTGTATCCTTTTCATAAAGGTCATAAAAATTCAGTTTAATAAATCCTGCTTCTTTCATACGTTTGTGAATCTCTCCTATGAGTTCCGTGTAATCAGACTTTGACCATAAATCCAGTTGAATGTAGTTCCCTGAGGTTTCCTCTTCATCATCTGCATGAAGCTCCGCCTTTTCCAAATAACTAAAGAAGGTAATATAGGTGTCTGCTTTCCCACTGTAAGTTTGAAAAGCTACTGGAATATTTAAAGGACTAAGAGCCATAAGAATATCTTTATTTAAACTCATAGCCCCAGCCCCTTTCTAATCTCTTCGGATATCTTACTCATGGCTTCATTTTTAGATTTTTCATATCCCCTACCCATAAAGGGATTAGCTTTAATGTGGACCGTTCCAAATTCTATAAACTTGCCATAAAAACCATCATTCCCCGGGCCTACTTCCACATGTTTCATCCCATCTTTGGTTTTCACACCAGAGGTTTTAATGCTTTTCTTAAGGGTTCCTGAGCGGACAGGTGCTTCATTTTTAATGGCATCTTCCACCACACTGCCGGCTTCTCTTAAGGCTTTATTCTCCACCCTTTTACTCTGATCACCTAACTTTTGAAGTTCTGATAGAAGCTCTTCAACTCCTTCAAGTTCCATCTTAGCCACTAGGCATCACCTCCTGGCTCCTAATTTCAATCCACTTATTTTTATACTTAATATTATCGATTGCGATGATGTTATAGCGTTTCTCATTAAAGAGAATTACCATAGAAGGCTCAATCCCTTTTACATAACGAACTGTAAACTTAACCGTATGCTCTGCCTGCACCTGAGCCGCTTCGTAAAACTCTCTACCATGAAGATGGCTTGCTGCGGCCCACACCGTCTTTACATCTTCCCATGTTTCTATTTCAAAACCATTTTCATTCAAGGTGACGTTTTTCTTTTGAAAGGTAATCCGATGTCTTAATTCTCCAATCTCCATAGCATCACCAGCTTTCTTTTCTGTAAGGACTAAGAAGCCTTTTGATGACATCAAGGGTAGTTTTAAAGCCTTCTCCTTCCCTTTTTTCATACATTGAAGCTATGGAAAATAGGACCGCATTTTTCACAAGCTCTGGAACTTCGTCAAAATCTGTTAATGGGTATCTTAGGATCCCTTCACAAAGCTCTACCGATGCTTGGATAAGACCAAGAATTAAATCGTCTTCTTCATCGCCATCGATTCTTAAATATAATTTAACTTCATCAAGTTCTAGCATCTTTTCACCTACCCATCGGTTTTAGATTTGGTAGTAGTGCTGGCTTTCTTTGGCGGTTCTTTTCCTTTTACTTCTGTAGCCACACCAGCTTCAATCCATTCTTTTGCCTTTTTATCTTCCAGCTCTACTTCATCACCTTTTTTATAGCTAAAGTCTAATCCTGAAAGGGATGTCTTTAATTTTACTTTCACCCATCTCACCTCTACTTTCTTTAAAACCCTTAAAGAGAGGCATAAAAAAAAAGACCTCTCTTTAAAAGTCTTGGGGTATTCTAACTATTGCTTTTTCTAAGCAGACTTCATCGTTAGTACCTTCACTGCTTCAGGAAGGATTAACTTTCCATCTACCCTTTGGTAAGCCCTAAAACCTACTTGCCCACTTGCAGCATAAAGCTCACTCAGTCTTTGGAAGGATCTACCCTGTCTATCTGCAATCCAGTAGTAGGAGTAATCTCCAAAGGCTAGTGCCTTTTCTCCTGCAGCAATCTCTGGCATAAAGGTTGAAGTTTTCACCGGGTTATTTAAAATCTTATCCGGAACTCCCACCTGTACAGATGGCTGCCAGATATATTGCCCGTTGTCATCCTTAAGCTTTCTGATGGCCTTGGCAGTGCTGTCATTTAGTAACCATGTGGCATTTTTTCTATAAGGCTCTCTTAGTGAATGCCAAAGGTCAATCACCTCATCAAAGGTAATGGCATCTGCCACAACACTTGTCACCCCAACTTGTGCGGAGTTAAGAACTCCCGTTGGCTTATTGGTTCCATTCCCTTTAATAAAGGCCTCCTCTTCAGCTGCACCAATACGTCTGGCAAACTCTGTGGCGATATAGTTTTCAAGATTAAAGACGCTGTCATTTAGAAGTTCCTCTGAAACCTTGATAATGGTTCCAAGCTTATGGGCACCTAAAATCACTTGGCTAAAGGTATCGTCACTTTCAGTAAAGGCTCCACCCTCTTCAATCCATGAAGCCGTTCCCTTAGAAGATACCACCGGAATCTGTCTGTCTCCATAGGATGTAGTGATAACCTTAGCAAGGGTTCTCATAATATTGGCATCGTTTAGAGCCTGAATTAAGGTGGCTTCAAATTCATCGGGAACAAGGTAGCCCCCTTCAGAATCCTGACCAATACGAAGGGCATTTTCTGCCCCAAAGCTCCCTTTACTTCTCATGGCATTCCAGAAGGCATTTTTGTATTCCTTAGATCCTTTACCCTTTCTTTCCGGCTCGTCTGGATTCATAGGGTTAGATGCGATAGGGTTACTTGTTGCCCTTGAAAGTTCTAAATCAAGTGCAGCTTGCCTTTCTAATCGCTCCACCTCTTTTCCAAGGGCCACGACCTCTGCTTCCATCTTTTCATAGACTGCTTCATCCTCTGGTGCAATCAGACCATCTTTTCCACGTTTTTCATCGAGAAATGCCTTCGCATCTTCCCATACCTTAGCTCTTTTTTCACGTAATTCTAAAATTCTATTCATGATCCATTCCTCCTATTTTAAAAGTTCTAGCCTTTTGGCTAAATGTTTGTATTCAGTTCCCTTTTCTGTTGGCTCAGTTTCAGCTTCAATTACTTTTTCTTCTTTATTCTTTAGTGGCTTTACCCTTTGAAACTTTCCTAAGAAGTTATTGGTTACTGTCACCTTGTCAAAGATAAAGCTTGCAGTAACATTTTCAGAAGCTACTGACTCTTGATACAATACTTCATCACAAAACTTAAGCTCTAAGGCTTTTCCAGCACTCATCCAGGTTTCCCTGTCCATCATTTGGGATATCTTGTTTCTAGGTAGCCCTGTTTTGGTTTCATAGGCATTGATGATCCCTTCTTTCACTTCTGAAAGTATCTCGATACCACGCTTCATGTCCGTCGCTTCCCCCCACACAATTGTGGATGGATTGTGGATCATTAGCATGGCCGTGGGAGACATGTACACCTTATCACCAGCCATGGCAATAACTGATGCGGCACTGGCTGCAATGCCATCGATTTTTACAGTGACCTTGCCTTTGTATTCCTTAAGCATGGTGTAAATCTGTGATGCCGCAAATACATCGCCACCTGGCGAGTTAATCCAAAGGGTGATATCATCATCTGCTTCTTCAAGCTCTGCTTTAAATTCCCTAGGAGACACTTCATCATCCCACCAGCTTTCTTGGGCGATATATCCATCGAGATAAAGTGTTCTCCCCTCTTCGTTTTTCACCCAGTTCCAAAATTTCATCTAGGCTTTCCCTCCTTCCTCATCATTGTTTACATCCTTCTTCGCATAGGCCCCAATGTCTTCAAGCTTAAGCATATTACCATTCACCGCATAGACATCACCGTGTTCAATGGTATTTAAGTCTTCTAGCTCCCTGACATCGTTAGGGCTTAAGAAGCCATTTTGAATACCAATGCTGTAGCCTTCCATTCTTGTCTTGTAGTCTCCACGAAGAAGTCCTTCTACATTGTGCTTTATAAAGTAATCCTTCTTTTCAGAAGGAGATAACAGGGATTTTTTCATGGCCATCTCCCAGCGAGAAAGCCATGGGGTTAGTGTGTATTTCACAAACTCTAAACTCTGCTGCTCTATATTAGAAAAACTGGATTTCTCAAGATCTCCAATCATATGAGGTGGCACTCTAAAAATACGGGCGATTTCATTAAGCTGAAATTTTCTCGTCTGTAAAAACTGTGCCTGCTCCGGCGGTATTCCAATAGGCTTAAAGCTCATGCCTTCCTCTAAAACAGCTACCTTATGGGCATTACCACTACCGGCATAGACACTGTTCCAGCTTTTTCTCACCCTTTCAGGATCTTTTAGGATTCCTGGATGCTCTAATACTCCACCGGGATTAGCTCCGTTATTGAAAAAGTTAGCACCATATTCTTCTGTGGCTATGGCCATACCGATAGCATTCTTTGCCATGGCAATAGGAGAGTGACCTAAAAGTCCATCAAAACCTAGTCCTGGAATGTGTAGGACTTCCCAGTGTTTTAATACATGCTCCTTACCTTCTTTGGAGTAGCTATAATAAAGCTCTCCCCCTTCACTTCGGTGGACCGTCATTTTGTCAGGCATTAGAGGATAAAGAGCCATAACTTTTCCCCTACCATCACGAATCACTTGAGCATAAGCATTTCCCCAAAGTAAAAGATGACCCATCAGTGTTTCTCTAAACACAAATGAAGTCATCTCCGGATTAGGCTCATCATGGAGTAAATGGTATAGCGGGTGGTCTACAGCTTTTTCCTTTCCCTTATCTGTCTTTTGATAGGTGTGCAGGGGAAGAGATGCAATGGTTTCTGATAAAATCCTTACACAGGCATAGACTGCTGTAGTTTGCATGGCACTTTTTTCATTGACTACTTTTCCACTTGATGTAGGGCCAAAGAAAAACTGGTAGGCACTTTGCCACATGCTGTTTTTAGGGTCTGCCCTAGACCTAAATAGTTTTGATAATACGGGTATTTTCAAATGTCATTCACTCCTTTCGCCTCAATCAATTTTGTAAATTTATCTTTTAGATTTCCTAAAACCACTTTTTTCCTTTCATGCTGTTATTACTAATCAAAAGAGCTTTAAAGAGAATTTTGCTAAAACCCAGCATATTAAAGGAATCGAGACACTTATTTTATAGACAAGTGTCAAAATATATTTGCATTTTCAACAAATTTTTGGGTATACTATTAATAAGAAATCCCCACACAAAAAAAACAACTTATTAAATTTGACAAAAGCATTGCTCTTGCATATAATATAAGTAACTAATGCAGGATGATTCGCCATCCTTAATCGTGCGAAGTTTAATGCAGGGCGATTCGCCACCCTTAATGAGCGAGGTTTAATGCAGGGTGATTCACTACCCTTATAATTAATGTGAGGTTTAATGCATTAAGGTTAGAGTTTATCTCTAGCCTTAATTCTTTGTTAGGGGGATTTTTATGGGTAAATTAAAATTTTATGATATTCATAAAGAATACATAAGCTATCTTAAAAAGTTTGATCACCAGATTCCAGAAATTGAATACGATAATAATAGTAAATTTTTTTGTGGAATCGTTTTAGAAATCAATGGTTTCAATTATTACGCCCCCATAACTTCTTTTAATAAACAACAACGTACAAATTTTGTTATTTTGGATAAGGGTAGGCCTATTAGTTCAATTCGTTTTAGTTTCATGGTACCTGCATCCGAACCTTTTATCACCCTAACAGACTTCTCTAGCAAGCCACAGAAATATAAAGACCTTGTAAATGCAGAAGTCAAATACTGTAATCAAAACATTACTGCAATATATAAAAAAGCCAAGGAAGTTTATAAAATAGGGATTAATAAAAAGCACCCTCTAAATCACACATGTTGTGATTTCAAATTATTAGAAGAAAAAAGTTTAATATATAATAACACCATGAAAGAGATCGCTGTATCTAAAGAAGATGAGTCTATTGATTAATAGGCTCTTTTATTATGTTCTAACAATCCAGCGTTGCTGTTAAGGTATATTAAGAAATCTAACCAAATATAATTAAATCTCTTTCATCATAAACCGAGTCATCTCCTGATGGATTAAACTGTGCTCTAGCCAGGGCCATAATCAGGGCCACTATACCGTCGATTTTTTCTGAGGATTTTTCCTTATCCACCTTGATGTTTCCAGCTGGGTCTGTCCTGACCACAATATTATCCGCCATCCATCTTAAAACTGGATGACCACCGTGGGCAATTTGACCACTTAGGGTTAGTCTCATTAAGTCCTTTGTCGGTGGAGACATATCCTTAAATCCCTGACCAAAAGGCACTACTGTAAATCCCATACCTTCTAGGTTTTGACTCATCTGGGTTGCTCCCCATCTGTCATAGACGATTTCCCTGATATTATATTTTTCCCCTAGCCTTTCAATAAACTTTTCAATAAATCCATAATGGACCACATTACCCTCTGTGAGATTGAGTAGTCCCTGCCTATGCCAAATATCATAAGGCACTGCATCCTTTTTCACCCTTTGATGTATGGTCTCTTCTGGTAGCCAAAAGAATGGAAGTATCTGATATTTATCCTCTTCGTCCTCTGGTGGAAACACTAAAACAAAGGCTGTAATATCTGTAGTAGAGGATAAATCCAGTCCTCCATAACAGACTCTCCCCTTTAGTTCTTCAGGATCTACTGGATAATTGCATAGGTCCCATTTATCCATTGGCATCCACTTGATTTCCTGTTTAAGCCACATATTTAAACGGAGCTGTTTAAATAGGGCTAAATCTGCCGGGTCATCTTTTACTTGGTTATAATGTTCTCTTACTCTTTCTATTTGAATGGTATGGCCAAGACTAGGATTGGCTTTATACCAGTTGTTTTCATCTGAAATATCTGCATCGTCTTCCAGTCCATAAATAATGGATAGGAAAGTAGGGTCCACCCTTTTACCATCTAGAATATCCTTTGCCTTTTGGTGCATCTCCCAGCCATAGCCTGAGAGTTTATTTCCAGCAGTTGTGAGATATAAAAAGAGAGGCTGAGTTCTAGCATCTCCTGAACCGGTAGTTAGCATCTTTGCAAGGTCCGGATTAGGATAGGTCCAAATCTCATCCAGAATAACACAAGAAGCATTGATTCCGGATTTTGATTTAACATCAGAGCTTAATACTTGATAAAAGCTACCCGTCTTTGGATAGGTGATTCTCTTAGTTGACCTTACAAGATTGGTCACCTTTGATAGGGTCCTATTCCCTTCCACAAAGTTCATACTGGTGTTAAATATAATACTTGCCTGTTGTCTATCACAGGCAGCTACATACACTTCAGCATTTGGCTCTCCGTCGGCACATAACATATAAAGGGCAATGGCTGCGCCGAGTTCACTATTATGAGTTGGCACCATAGATTTTCCAGCTAAATATAATCGTGATTTACTGCTTACCTCAATACATTTCACTGGAACAGACTGTACTTTTTCAATGCTTACTATTGTTCTAAAGGAGTTTTTAGTTGCCTTCTCAGGTGTTTCTTTAAGCCTTTGATTCTTTCTTTGCAAAGAAAAAACAGGATTGCTCCTGTATGCAAAAAAATGTATTCGATATTTTGGCCCGTAATCTTTCCCTTTTAACCTTGCCCTCCCTTCAGTTATTGAACACTTAAATCCTAGACTTCTAATAAGTTCTGCCACATCTTCAGCTAATCTTTTACTTACTGTTGTGTATTCACATTCTCCATATTTGGATATACATCCATCGGAATCCATAAGACCTTTTAATAATTCTAGTCTTTGTTCATAAGAGGATCTTAAATATTCAGTGGGAATATGTTTATTGCATAATAAGTCCATCTTTCTCATTTTAGCTTGCCAAGAAATATCCCTAGCTGCTTGGGTTCTATCGCCATTTCCAAATGCCAAATGAATGCTACCCGTATTATTTGATTTCCACTCCCTAACTTCTACACCAGATGATACAACCTTGTCTGCTATTTCTAAATCATTGATATTACAGGTAAAGCTTGCATTATAAGCATTTCCATCGGCTAGCCAAACCCCTAATACATAAGGTGGAAATTCTAGTTCCCTTTCTTCTAGATCTAATGCCCCAATATTAGGAATTCGATAATTATAACAGCCATTTTTATTTTTAATCTTGCCTAACATGTCTTCTGTTTTTAGTATTTTTGTTTCATAATATGGCGCTTTATTAGGTTTATATTCATTTACCTGCCACAAATGCTCTCCATCGGCAATAATACTTTCCCCATCAGAGAATTTTACTTCATAACAAGGCCTGTCATACATAATCTCTGTACATCCCAAGACACTGCAGGTTTTTCCATTCTCATCAAATACTTCATCCCCTACTTTTAAATTTTTCATTGTTGTCCATCCACTTGGAGTTGGTATAGGGGTATCAATAGATAATGCTTTTCCATTTTTCTTGCCTATCTCTACATAAGCGGTACGGTACTGCCTTGTTCCATCTTCTCTTAAAGTTCCAAATAATCTTCTTACCAGATCCTTCTCCCAAGGTAATAATTTAAAAGGCTGACCAGCCCATTTACCTTTGGTCAGCTTAAGTTGTTCTATAAAATTAATGGCATGATTCGCATGGGCTTCACTAAATGGCATCTGGCCTCCCTCCTTTTTTAACTTTAGTCATCGTCCTTCTTGTTTAAAAGATCCTCTGCCTTTGGTACATTGAAAAGCAGATCTTCCATGGCATCCCCTTCGATGACGTTTCCTGAATTATTAATATTGAGTCTGCTTCTTGCAGATGGACTTAGCCCAAGCTCTGAGCAGAAGTTTCGCATCTGTTTTAGATTTTGCTGGGCAATAGATACCTGGGGAATCTGCTGAATATATCCTGAAGCCGTCTTTAAAATGGATCCATGCTTTGATATAAATTCCTCTGCCTCTTTCCATCTGGCATAGGCCTGACAATACCCAGCAAAGGCTGCCATATCTACTTGAGTCAGTAGCCCCATGGCTTCCAGTTCCTTTGATAATCTTCTCCATTCCTTTTTAGCATCTGGCTCCAGCCATGACGGGCATTTTGGCGCTCCTTGCTTAGGCTTTGGTTCGTTTTTATTCAGTGGTCTTTTTCCAGGATTACCTTCTAGCTCCTTAATAGCTGTAGGTTTTGGTGGCCTTCCTCTACCTGCCATAACTTTCACCCCCTTCATTTTCTGCAAAGAAAAAAGACCCGCAGGTCTTCATTCATCTATTATGAGAAAAGAGCCTTCTTTTAGGCTCTAATCACTTTATCCATATCAACTTTCACTTCTTCCACCCGCCAATCGGTGAAGTTTTTAAACCATCCTTTTGAAAACTTCTCTGCCAAATCTTCTGTGTCCCAGTAGCAGGCATCATTAAAATCAAATGTCCATTTTGGATTTCCATCCATCATGCTAAGGTATAACTTTTTTCCTTCTTTCGTTTTCATGGTTACCGTGTAGAATATTTCCATTTCTTTCGCCTCCTTGTTTTTGGTATATACATACATCACTCAGGTGGCGAAATTAGTCAAGGATTACTTTCCTCTAATACCTTTATAATTAAAGTTCCCTTTTTTAATTTCTTCATGATCTGCTTCTACAGCCTTTTTATATTCAGGGTCCTTGGTTTCCTTATCCTTACAAGTCATACAAAATACGTCTTCACTAAACATGGACATAATCCGTCCACCTTTTAGACTTCCCTTGCACCGGTCACAATGTTTCTGACTAAAAAATTTATCCATTTTCACCCTCCTACTCTACATCCACATATTCCATCAGTATCTGCAGGGCTTCATCGTAGCTTTTGGCTTCAGTTGTAATCCGCCTAGTCATCTCTTTTGCCTTTTCAGCTTCCCCTGCTTTTCTAAGGGTTCTTGTAGCAATCCCCATGAGATTAAAAATGTTACCATCTTCCCCTATCAGTCTACATTTGGGTTTCATCTAAAACACCTGCCTTTCTAAAAGCTCCACTCCCTTCTAAATGTTTTAGAAGAGTCTTTCTGGTTTCCTTATACTCTGGCCCGTTCATCCCAATTCGAATAAGCCAGGTTCTAAGGGCGTACTTTGGGTTGTCATCTTGGGCCTGCTTAAAGGATGCTCGGTTCAGGGTTTTAGCATACTGAGCTATCAGGGCCACTAAGTCTTTAAAGGCTGATATTCTCTCATCACTTAGCTCTGACCCGTAAAGATAAAAGCTCAAGGTTTTCTCTTCAAAGTCAACCTGAAACCCTGGGCATCTTTCAGCACCTAGCATTTGAGTGACCTTTTTAAGTCCCTCTAAACCTAAAGCTTCTTCTTTATTTAAATCCTCTGCAAAATCCTCATCCATAAAAGGTTCATCTGTCTCAAATGCCATCATGATTAATTGCTGCTTGCTGTAAAGCATGTTAATGATGTTCTTAAGGCTTGTAGCTGTATGGTCCCCTATAGGAAGCTTTACTTCTACACCCTCTAGTTCCTGAAGATTTGGAGCTGTTGCTTCATTAACCCCTTCTTCTCCTGCATTAACTTCTTCTAGATTTTCAGTAGGTTCTTCCACTATAGGCCCGTTTAAAATTTCATCCATGGTAATGATCTCACCATCAGCTTTTGTAATGGTTCCGTGTCTATCGATTGTGTATACTTCAGTATTTGTCCTAATCTCGTAATTGAAAGTTGGAACACTCAAGTATTTAGGTTTTACACCAAAATGCTCACCTAGTCTTTTGATCATCTCTTTTCGATCCATGTTCATACCTCCCTTAACATTTGGTACTTACATTAACGCTCTATACACAGGATATAGCAAGTCATTTATGAAAAGATAATGCACCTAATTATCCGCTTTCGATGTTGCAGTGCGGGTAGTTAAGTGCATTATCTATATTCCTGCTTTAAGTGATCTCAAGACCGGTGTAGCGTGGCCAGGAATATCCTTCTGTATTTACCAGAACCTTCTCGCCGGTGTCGATGTTGACTACCCTAATGCATCTGACCTCTCCCTCATGATTGACACCGCCATCTTCTGCAGTAATCCAATCCTGGTCCTTAAAAAAATCTTCTGCAAAGTTCCTAAATTCTTCATCCTTTAAAATTACTTCTCTGGTAATGGTGTAGGGCTGCCCCTTTTGTCCATCTTTAATGGCTTGATGGGTAAGTTCCCTAAGTTCCTTTAAGTCACAAACCTTTCTTCCAAATAAAGCTCTCATTATTTCTCGCCTCCCACTCTTTTGAAATGCCCTGTTTCTAAAAATCCCTCCATCTCTGAGGGTGTGTAAATCAGGCATTCATCATCCCTTTCTTTAATGGGTGATAAGATAAAATCTTTTCCCCATCTTCCTGCGATTTCGTATGCCTTTCCACTCCTCGATTCAAATCTGTCTTTTTTCTTAATCATCATTTCTCTGGCCTCCTTAAGATTTCTTTGCTTTGGGTACTACCATTAATGCCTCTGAATCTACATAATAGCAAGTACAATCTTGAGAAATGATGATTCTTTTTTTAGGGCTATAAATACTTTGGTGGGTGCTTCATAATGGCTTTTTCACTAATGGATAAAGCATCGTCAATAAACTTTAAATCAAACCCTGCAGCTTCATATCCTTCTTTTACCGTTTCAAGATAGCTCCTACTTGGAATGTTAAGATGGATCCTATCAATGATCTTGTCCGTCATAATGTACACCATGACCTGAGGGGTTGTTCCGTCTTCCAAGGTTATTTTCACATCTTCCTTTTCATAAAATCTTGGGTAGCCTTCATAATAATCTAGAGCCTTTTCGTCTTCCGGCTGAAGCTCCCAAATGAGCACCGGCACCTTGCCACCACGTTTCTTTTCAATGGTGCAATAGGCACTGCCCTCTCTACCTTTAAAGAGTAGCCTGTAGCCTTTTAAATAACCTTTTCCATAAACCTTAGCAGTAGGGCATCTCATGGCCATTTGCTCCAAGTTTAGATTTGACCCATAGGCTGCATTTAATCTTTTTTCCACTTTCATATACACTCCATCCTTTCTTAAAGGGCCTTTTCTTCCCCTTAGCTTCCCCTGTGTGGGCTTTTTACTTAAGTAGGAAACCCTTCTACCACCTAAAGAGCGGTTTCCCGCTCGGTGGCTTTAAGGACGCCGCCTTTTTGTTTATCTATGCGGCTGTGCGAAATCTCCAGGCTGCACTTCCATCTAGGTGTTTACAAAGGTGCTCTCTGCAGTTTTTGAAGTCGTCTCCGATAAAGCCGATTCGGTTTAGCCAGGTTCTCATGGAAAACTTAGGGTTTTCAATCTGTGGCTTCTTGCTGCTGGCACTCTTTTGGGTAAGGGCCTGGTGGTTCATGGCTAGGGCAAGGACCACGTAGCTTCTTATCTTCCCTGCGTGAAGGTTTGGGTTGTTAAATCCCCTAAGTTCAACTGTTCCCACTCCGTTGAAAAGGCTATGGAGGTTTAGAAAATGGTATCTGCTTTGGTGGTAATGTTTTTCTCTTCTGTCGCTGTAGCCTTGGTACCAAATGTCCTCAATCTGCTTCATGGTGGTTGGCTTTTTCTTGTTCATCCTCTCCACTAGGCTTTGGTCCATCTTTTTGCAATACTGCATTCTGCGGCGTTCTATCTGAAGGGCTTCGTATAAAAGGTCGTTTCTTGAGTAAATGATATTCATAAAGTTTCTGATGGATCTTGGGGTGTGGTCTCTGCCGTCAAGGTGGATGTGAATTCCAGTGCAGTTTTGCTGCCCTGAAAAGGCCCCTGCTTTTCTAAGCTTTCTTATCATCTCTTGAAGGCTTTCAATGTCGTCTTCGTAGGTTAAGATTGGGCTTACAAGCTCTACGCTGTATTCTTTTGAAGCGGAAACCTTATCGCCCCCTACTTTCTTTTGAGTGTTGATGCTTCCGTCATACATGATTTTCCATTTGCGTCCATCCGGTGCTGTTATTCTAAAAGTTTTGTAGTAGTCATTAAGTTCTTCAATGGTTCCCCCTAAATGCTCTGCTACAACTTTGGCTGCTTTTCTTCTAGTGATTCCTGTCATTTCAATTTCAATTCCTAGGTTGCTCTTTAAAAAATCCTTATTTTCCATGGTATTTTCCCCTTCCTTTTTTTGGTGTGTTTCTTTGGTCATGTACATATATCACTCACACCAACTTAAATAGCAAGTTATATTTGAGGAAAATACTGTATTTTATTTATACATCTACTGAAATTGAATCCTCTAAGGAAAGGGCCACTGCATAGGCCACATTTACCGTTACTGCATTTCCAGCCTGTTTATAAAGTTGAGCATCTGAGTTTACTTCCCTTGCTTTTTCAAACATTTCATCGGGAAATCCCTGGAGTCTAAAGCATTCTTTAGGAGTAAGCCTTCTAATTCGATAGTTTTTATCTAGGGTAGCCATTTGACACCCAGTATCTATAGTGTTTGAGATACCCTTTCCAACTCTGCCTCGTCTTGTTTTTGAATTTGGAACTGAAATATTTATACTGTCACCAATTTCAGCTTCAGCGTAACCCTTTTTAGTCGCTTCTTTTATTGCAACTTTTGGAGATAAAAGCAAATTATCCTTTTGAACAGAGGTTAGTGTATTGGACACGCCATCTTCTCTAGGCTTTAGCTCTGTCATATTATGCCTACTTTCTTTTATTTCTCCTGACTCATATTTCTTTCGTATTTCTTTTCCATACTCATTTCTTGTTGCTTTTAAAATAGCTACTCCGTGCCTGTCTTGAGACGTCAAGGTGAACATAGGCTCTTCAGATTCTTTCATTCTTCTGCCATTTTGCCTTTTATCTTCCCGATCAGGTGTTATAACAGCCCTTGCTTCTAAAACCGCACTATTTGTAGCTGTTCTATTGACAATCCCTGCTGTGTATCTGGAAGTAATACACCTTGAGTTTTCTGTTATCTTACTTTTGCTACTGGACTGATCTATAAAATAAAGACCTGTTTTTGCACCCGTTCCACCACCATTAGCCGTCAAAGTTGGAGAAATCCCATCGGTGTCATAAACATTGCCACTTGCACCTTTACCACTTGGATTAATATTTCCAACTTTATAAAGGCCAGTCTTTGCACCAACTCCTCCAGCGTTACCCACAAGAGTAGCTGAAATTCCATCTGTATCATAAACCCTATAGCCCTGCATTCCGCCTATAATTTGCTTAAGAGCTGCTGTGTTTTCTCCTCCGATAGGTAATATTTCTCGTCTACCTCTGCTTCTAAGATTTGCGATAATGAACACACGCTCTCTATTTTGGGGAACTCCGAAGTCTTTAGAGTTAAGCACTTGCCACATTGCATCATACCCTGCTTCATCCAGCTCAGAGAGAACTGTGGTAAAATCAAATCCACCATTAATTGATAGCAGGTTCTTAACGTTCTCAATGAGTAAGAATGTGGGTTTATCTTCTTCTTTTTTGCCTTTGACGAGGTCAATAATGCTGAAATAGATTCCACTTCTTTCTCCCCTAAGTCCCTTCTGTTTTCCAGCAACGGAGATATCCTGGCATGGGAATCCAAAACACCAGATGTCTGCATAGGGGATTTCTTCTGATTTAAGTTTTGTAACGTCACCTGCGAACCACTCTCCTTTCGTATCAAACATCGCCCTGTAGCTTCTTACAGCGAATTTATCATTTTCACAAAAACCTATACACTGATATCCTGCAAGTTCAAGTCCCAGCCTAAACCCGCCTATCCCAGAACATAAATCAAGGAAGGTCATCATAGCAGTTGCCTCCCTTTATAAAATCAGCATATGAAATTTTCTCACCATCACGAAGGACATATACATCCTTATCTGTCCCCACTTGCTCAATGAACCTTTTAACGATAACAGTGGCATATTTAGGATCAAGCTCTAGGGTGTTACAAATTCTATCCACCTGCTCACAGGCAATTAAGGTTGAACCGCTGCCCCCAAAAGTATCAAGGACAATGCCATTAACCTGAGATGAATTCTTTATAGGGTAGCAAAGTAATGGAATCGGCTTCATGGTTGGATGTTCTCCGTTTTTCTTTGGCTTGTCATAGTTCCACACGGTTGTCTCCGATCTACCGGTAAACCATTTATGTTTGGCCCCTCTTAGCCAGCCAAAGAGAATCGGTTCATGAATCCAGTTATATGGGCTCCGGCCAAGAACCAGTGAGTTCTTCTTCCAAATGCATACACCACTAAGATGGAAGCCGGCTTCTATAAAAGCTTTTCTAAAGTTAAGCCCTTCTGTATCTGCATGAAATACATAGATAGAACCTCCGGGTGCTGTATGCTCTGCCATATTTTTAAATGCTGATAGTAAAAAGGCATAAAAAGTATCATTGTCCTGTTTATCGTTTTGAATCTTAAGACCGCTGGCACTTTCAAAGTCTACATTATATGGCGGATCTGTTACCACAAGGTTTGCTTTTTTCCCATCCATTAATGTAGCAACATCTTCAGCCTTTGTAGCATCTCCACACATAAGGCGGTGTCTTCCAAGAAGCCAAATGTCTCCTGGCTTTACAAAGGCAGCTTCTTCTAAGGCCTTATTCACATCATAGTCATCATCTTTTGCGTCCTTATCATGAACCTGACTAAAGAGGTCTTCAATTTCTGCAGCATCGAATCCAGTTAAGGTAACATCAAAGTCCTGTGCTTCTAAATCTTTTATAAGGTCTGCTAAAGCCTCAAACTCCCAGTCGCCGGTTACTTTATTTAGTGCCACATTAAGAGCTTTTTCTCTTTCAGAGGATAGCTTGACCACTACACATTCCACTTCATCATGGCCTTCCTCTAAAAGAATCTTATAACGTTGGTGACCACCTACAATGTTTCCCGTTTCCTCATTCCAGATAATCGGCTCCACATAACCAAACTCCGTCATGGACCGCTTTAATTTTTCATAGGCTGGGTCCCCTGGCTTTAAATCTTTTCTTGGATTGTATTTAGCCGGGTTAATTTTAGATACCGCCACTTTTCTTATATTCATGTCTTGATTCACTTTTATCCCTCCGTTTCTTTGCATTAAAAAAGCCCGTGACCGCTGTCATCAGGCTAAAAACTGCTGAAAACACTATCAATATAGTCATTTTTCAGTGTTATATTTACTTAAATTTCTAATCTAGTTCATCTATTTCCTATTACTCTTAAAGCTTGTAACCATGCCTATTTCACGGGAAACGCGCCCAGCCATTACTCAGGCTGAAATCCCTGATATACCCCCCTTGTGATTTTTGCGATTTTTCACAGAAGACCCCCGCACGTTGTTGGAAACACAAGGCTGTAGAGATTCACTCCCCCTACCCCCGTCTGTTTCCTGGACTGTTGCCAAAACCACCATCTTCTTTGGCAGTCTTCTTTGAATGACAACTCTTACAAAGAGGCTGCCAGTTTCTTTTGTCCCAGAAGAGTTTCTGATCTCCTCCATGAGGTTTGATGTGATCCACTTCTGTTGCAGGAGTAATTCTACCAGCTCTTTTGCAGTGGATACACAGGGGATGCCTTCTTAAGAAATCTTTACTGGCTTTTCTCCACTGATAGGTATAAAGCTTTGAGCTTCTCTCGTTTTGTTTTCTAACCATTTCTTTTTTATGTCCTTCACAATATCTATCATGGGTTAAGGTTTGACACCCAGGATAGTTACAGATGCTCTTTGGTTTCCAGGGCATCAAGTTCACCTCCATAAATTCGTTTGCAACGATAAAGCTCTCTTTGCATTTGTCGTTGCATTTTATAGCGATTTTTTATTTATCGTTGCACAGCGTTATGCAACGAGGAAAAACAAAGGTATAGAAAAAGCTCCAGTTCATTAACCAGAGCCTTGATCCAAGAATGCTGCGTTTCCTAAGATTCGAATCGATATAACGTAGGCGTATGCTACAGCATATGGTGTTCTAGGATTTCCTATACCTTTACACCATATACTATAACACGTGTACCTACTGACATTCACTGACATTTACTGACACAATTTCATCCTTTCAAATTCTTTTAAGGCTTTTCCATGAATCCTATAAACAGTTCTTGGATCATAACCCATGGTGGCCGCTATCTCATCCCACCCTTTTCCACTAAGATATCTAAGTTCTAATAGGAGCTGTTGGTTGATATCGTCCATCTTATTAATGGTATCTTGAATGTCCCTTTTTAGATCAATCAATCTGTCTATATCAGCATTGATTTCATTTTCTAGGTCAATGACTTTCACAATGGTGCTTTCCATCTTGCTCTTTTCAATATTTCCACCGCAGATTTTTTCCTTAGTAAAACTTGATGTTACCTTCATGGCTAGGCTCTTAAGCGTAGTCAATTGTTCTAGCTTACTATCAATCATCTGGTCTAACCAGGTGGCCTGTGATAAATATTCTTTTGCATTCATCCTTATCCCTCCACTTCATCTAAAAGACTCATCTTCCCTTTGTAATAAAGCTCCATAATATTTATTCTGCTAGGCGCATCTAAGGATTTAATTCTTCTAAAAACACCTTCTTGGTCTTCTAACATCTGTGCTTTTGTTTTAAAGAAGCCACAGCTTGTCCCTTCACACTTTTTAACTTTTAAAGCCTTACATCTACCGTTTTTATAAGCAAAGCATTCTTTTTCCATCATTTGTTTTCTCCCTCTCTTTCCACACATTCATTTGAAAAATATCTAATAGGAATGTTCCATCTTTTAGCTTTCTTTATCTCAACTGACATGCCGGATGAAATTCTATCTCCAAAGACCCATATCTCATGGCACTTACCAAGTAACACCAGTCCCATATCAATGCCCAGCTGTCTTTCTTTTGGATCTTCTTCCTCTAGAAACTGCGGGTACATGAGATGTGGAATAATCGGTACTGTATTTTGAGTAGCTGCAAATCTCCCATACCTTCTTGCCTTTAGAACGTTCCCTTCCATATCCCCTGCAAAGGGACTGCAGATAAATACAATCTTTTTCTTTCTCTTAACCTTTTCTTCTTTTTCTATATTTGTAAGGGCTTCATAAACCGTTGGGTCATGATAACCTTCTGAATTAAATTTATTAACGCTCATTTTCTCTAACCTCCATTTTTTAAATTAGTAATCCTAGCCTTAACTGCTTCAATTAGTGCCTTTTGCCCTGTGTCTTTATTATCAAGAGCCATCATCACTTTGTGATCAATGGTGTCCCTTGCTAGCAAGTGATTTATAACCACCGTCTGCTTTTGACCTTGCCGCCATAGTCTGGCATTGGCCTGCTGGTAAAGTTCTAAGCTCCAGGTCACGCTGTACCAAATAATCGTGGATCCACCTTCTTGAAGATTGAGCCCATGGCCTGCTGATGCAGGATGGCACAGGGCAATTTTCATCTCTCCCCTATTCCACCTTGCTATATCCTCCGAGGTGTTAATCTCTCCCGCATCAAATCTATTTTTTATTCTTTCTTTTTCATGTTTAAATCCGTAGTAGATTAAAACCGGTTTACCATTGGCAGCTTCGATTAAATCCTCCAAAGCATCCAGCTTCCTGTCATGGATCCTGTGTACATCTCCGTACTCGTCATAGACCGTTCCTCCTGACATTTGAAGAAGCTTGTTTGACAGCACCGCTGCATTGACTGCATCCACTTCACTATCCTCTAGGGGAAGAAGCAAGTCCCTCTCTAGCTTTTTATAAAGCTTCATTTCCTTTTCAGATAGCTCTACTTCCACTTTGTTAAAAATAATTTCCGGCATCTTCAAATACTCTAAAGCCTTCATGCTAATGCAAATGTCTGATATTTTGTCATAGATTTTATCTTCTGCATCATCGTTTAGCACATAATCTGCTGGTATTCCACCGTTCACATATTTCTGTGGGTGGAAGTATCGGCTACGGTATCCACTAAAGGTTCTTCCCAGTCTCTCCCCTCCATCTAAGAGGTAGATTTGACTCCAAATATCTAAAAGTCCATTGGGTGCAGGCGTTCCTGTAAGGCCTACAATCCTTTTAATTTTATGTCTTACTTTTTTTAGTGCTCTGAACCTTTTAGCCGATGGAGATTTGAAACTTGAAAGTTCATCGATGATGACCATATCAAAGGGCCACTCATTTTTATAAAACTCCACCAGCCAAGGAACATTCTCTCTGTTGATGGTATAGATATCAGCCTTTTTATATAGGGCCATGGTTCTTTCCTTTGCACTTCCAAGAACCCTTGAAACCCTAAGTTCCTTTGTATGCTTCCACTTTAAAACTTCATCCAGCCATGTGGTGTTGGCTACTCTTAGTGGTGCAATCACCAGTACCTTTGATACTTCAAACCGGTCATGTAAAAGATCCACTAGAGCGGTTAGGGTTATTACACTTTTGCCAAGCCCCATGTCTAGGAATAAACCTGCAGAGTTGTTCTCCAAAATAAACTCTGTGCAGTGGGTTTGATATTCATGAGGGCGGTACGGTAGTCTTGATTTAGGTAGTACTACTTCCGGCAATCCCATCTACCACACCTCCTATATCCGCTGGGTTATCTAGGCAATAAACTAAAAACCCTAGCCCTTCCAGCTCCCCTTTTCTCTTTATCTGATTAGGTCTCATTTTCTTTCCCAGTGCTTTCACCTCAACAAATCCCATCTTGCCACCAGGCATTAGCACCAGTCGGTCAGGCACCCCATTTAATCCTGGGGAGATAAACTTATAGGCTCTACCGCCTCTTCTTTTCACTTCTTTTACAAGCATTAGCTCTAGTTCTTTTTCTGTCACCTCTATCACCTCAATTTCTGTCGTTTTTAACTTAGGTGCCTATTAAGCACTGAAGAAATATCTATTCAAAATAAGTTTTAGTTCCTCTCAAAATAAGTTTTAGTTCCTCTCAAAATAAGTTTTAGTTCCTCTAACATTTTTTTTGCTTTTCATTCTTGTAGTCTATAGTTGTAGTCTGAAGGGTTTAAAACCTATACGCGCGTATGTAGGCTATATTACTATTATTACTAGTAAAATAATTAATCAATTAAGTTATCTCCTACATAGACTACTAACGTACTGAACCCCTTGTTTTAACTGGTTTTAGCTTTGTAGTCCAAGGTGTAGACTGAGAATTTTTAGACTACATCAGACTACACATTTTCACCTCTTACCAGTCTACATATCATAAGTTAGACTACACATTTCTAGTCCTCAGACTACAAATTCAAATTTATGGGTTCACTAACCCTTTTGGTTTTAATCGCTATCATCGTCAGTATCCTCATATCCCTCTCTAACAAAGGCTCTTTGAGCGTTGTATATTGGGAATCTCATATTCCCTCTCTTATTGCCCTCATAGCGTTTCCAACCACCAAGTCGCATCAAGATCCCTTCAATTTCATAGGAATCAGATCTTCGAATGGTGTTTCTCTCTTTTCCAAAGCACTCACACCAAATCTCAAGACAGCATACTCTATCTCTTCGATTGGCCCCTTCTGGGATCTCCTCACCAAACTCACTCTGCCCTGCAAGGTAGCTACGTCTTTCATAAATGTCCATCTTGGCCCAGTTATCAGGTAGTGGCTTTTCAAGATACTGCTCAACCAAACCTTCACGGTCATCTGCTTCCATAGCATCACGCTGTTCTTCATAGGCCATCTTTTCTTCTTCCCCTATTAAGATAAGAGGTTCTCCTGCCCTATACATTTCAAGGGCTTCTGCCCAAATCTGATCTATATCTGTCATCTCCCAGACCTTCTTTTTACTTTGCTTCACCCTTACTGGCCAGAACCTTCTATTACCGGTGACATCTCTTAAGAAACCACTGGTGCTATTCGTGCTTCCCACGATAATACACTGCCTCGGATGGCTTTCCACATTGACACCATAGCTGTGCCTAAACTTGTCATCTGTTCTAGTAATAAAAGATTTCACCGTTTCTACATCTATCTTTCTAAGCCCTGCCAGCTCTCCCAGCTCTAGGATCCAGTAGCCTTGAAGCTTTTCTGCTCCTGACTTGTCCCGCATATCAGATACTGTTAAACTATCTGAAAACCACTTACCTCCAAGCTTTGCAAAGAAGGTGGATTTTCCAATTCCCTGTGGTCCATTTAGGACCAAAATATAATCAAACTTTGTCCCCGGCTCATAGATCCTAGCCACTGCTGCTACTAAGGTTTTTCTCATAATCGCTCTTGTATAGGGGTTATCTTCTGCACCGAGATAGTCGATAAGAAGCCTATCCACCCTCTCGGTTCCGTCCCAAACCGGCAGTGCATCGAGATAATCTCTAATAGGATGAAACAGTCTCTCTGATGCTGCCGTGGTAAGAGCATCTTTTACCTTTACAGGTGACCAAATGCCATAATGCCTATCTAGATACATCTTGAGATTTGCAAAGTCTGCATCATTCCACCCATCCTTTACCTGTTCCCAAGGTAGCTCTCCATTAACATCTAGAAGATGGTTCATCTGGTTATAGGCGATGGCCTGAAGCCTTGAGTCGTGTCTCATGATAGTTAGAATATTGGTCGGTGTATCTTTTACCGTTCCGTTTTTATTAAGTTCAAGCTCCAGCTGCCAAGTTAGATCATCTTCTTCAGTGGAGTCTTCGCTTTGTGAGGTTTCTTCGTTACCTTTTTCTTTACTGCTTGGTGTAACTTTAGTGCTGGATTTATTCTTAGAAGCTGATTTATCTGCATCAAACTCATCCTCTTCTACCTTTTCAAACTCTCTATTTATTTCCTCTGCCCGTTCTTTGGCCAGTTGCCTTTTCACTTTTTCATCCTCTAGACAAAACTCAAGCATGGCTTTGACAGATGGTAGTGTTGATTTAGATGATGGCAGCTGTTTCTTTTCATCGACCCCCTCATCCAAATCCCCATAAAGGTGGATCCTTACTAAATCAAAGGCATTACATAACTGGCCGCAAGCAGGATCTGTTGCGTGATGGGAGTAGGCATATTTCCCGTTATAGATGACAACTCCCGCTGTGGAATCGGCTGGGGTATAGTCATAACGCTCAGGCATCACACTAGGTTCATAGATATCTGTGAGGAAGGTTTCAATGGCTTCTTCTATGGTGTAGCTCCTGCAAAAGGCTCCAATAAGACCTTCTTTTCTAATAGGATCTGCCTGCTTTTTCATCAGCTTCTTTAAAAGTGTGGTTTGTCTTGATGACACCGGCCATGATGATGAGTCCTGCCAGTTTTCATAAAACTTTAAGATACCATCAGGGTTTAAAAAGTCTCCTTTGATTTCCCTATAGAAATACTCCCCATCAGATGAAGTACTGGGCCAGTACATCAGTCTATTAGGCTCATAGGTGGTATCATCAAATAACTCAATGCCGATTTCTTTGGCAATCATTCTACTAACTGCTTGATATTCATCTGCTGTAACAACTCTAGACAGTGGAATGATCAGTCTTAGCCTTGGCTTTTCCGGTGTATGTTTATGGGTGGAGTAAATGATTGCTGCATACCCATAAAGCAGTTCCATATTTTCAGCTATAGATTCAGCATCATCTGCATAATCCATATCAAGGGTTAGCATAGAGCGGTTTATAACGCTGTGCTTTGTTCTTCTTCCATCTTTAAGCTGTCCGGCTACAAAACCACCCACATCTTTTACATTGTCTTGCTGGTACTTTTTCATCTTCAGGTACTCTTCCTGAGTTTCACTGGTGACGGTGGTTCGGGAGAGCCTCTCTGTAAACTCCTCCCAGGACACCGTCTGTTCTTTCCAAAATTTATCTTTACGGCTATTGCCTGTTGAGATTATAAATTTCATGGCGTCCTCCTTCTATTCTTGATTGATGAACCGCAACTAAAAACTTAAATGTATTAATCCTCTTCTATACAGTCAGGACAAACATCTGCCCATTCATCAATGATTTTCTTACTCTTCCACCCAATGTCTCCTCTAGCATCTACAGCATCTTGAAAGGTTTCAAATTCCTCATCTGTACCTGCTCCGCATATATCGCAAACTAATGTGTATTTTCCGTACTCCTTAGATATCATCTATATCTCCTCCATTTCTTTATCTTTTGACCGGCTGTCTTTCTACTAATCCTTCTGGTATTATCCTCAAGTTTTCATTATCCTCAACTTTTTCATAAATCTTTAATTTACACTTTTTCCTCCTAGAAAGTTGAGGATAATATTATTGAGACGTGTTTCTCAAAAATATAAAA